AACAGCAGTTACACAATACCAGCCGAATCAACGCAACCGCATAGGCTGGCATCGTGTAGCTGCGGAACGTTAGTGGCAACCGCCTGTGTTAGCTGTTAATCTCGTAATTCAAACCATTTTGTTTTAATGCTTTGTTTACTAAATTAACTCTTCTGTTTATAGAATGAGCTAATTCATCATCAACCGTTCCTCCACTGATAGCCATTTCTTCAGCTAAAGAAACTAGAGCTAAAAATTGAGCTTCTGTTAATTCTAATTTTATTTTTTTATATGCCATAATCGTTAATTTTTACGTGGTATGCCACTAACAGCTAGTACAACTCACTAGGGCATTCGGCTTAGGTTAATATTGTTTTGTATTTGTTTTAATTTGTAACATCGGAAAGTACTACGCTTACTTATACCTAGCGTGCTGTACTAGCGGAACGTTATATTCCAGCTTCGAGCAACTTTGTAACCAAAGCTACTCTTGCTGTAATTTTAATAGTTTTTACAACCGCAATCTAAACATTCATCAAGACCGTCCTCTCTATTTATGTTTTTATGTTGGCATTTTTCTATTATATTTTCTTCAATCCAATCATCTATAAAACCATCATTATTCATTACATAGTCTTTAGTATTGCAAACTACTGCTTCGATAAAACTTTTTAATTGTTCTTTTGTAAATTCCATTTTATTTGTTTTTATTAGTTAATATTTAGTAGAAAAAAAGCCGAGAATATAACAAGCAATAACCTCAATTTGCCAAAGCAACTAACCTTATAGGCAAACTGCGGTTATTTATAACGTTAGGGAACAGCTTGCGTTAGCGCTTAAAAAAAGTATCACCATCACCTTCAGTATTATCATACCCCATCGCTAAAGCAATACATTTTAACTTACCTCTTCCATTATATTGACTCATCCATTCAAGCGCATCAAGTAATATATGGCATTTTTCTTTAGCTGTGTAAGAATGAAATTTTTTTGTTATTTCTTCTCTTGTAAAGTATTTAATTTCTTTTGACATAATGTTTAGTGTTATAAAGCCGATTCCCTAACAGCTAGTAAGCAATAGTTAGGCATTTGGTTTAATTAATTAATAGTTTTGTACTTGGTTTTATTTGAGCATACCCTGAATCGGGGTATCCTTCCCCAACCATCGCCTACTAGCGAAACGTTATGCCTAATACTACGAGTGGGTAGAAAGATGATGTTTAAAAATATCTATCAACTCCTTCCTTGTTTTGGCATCTTTATTTAACCATATATCGTAGCTGTCTTCAAATCTTGTATCTCTCCATTGATAAATATCTGCTGTGCCACTTGCGTAAAACTGTATTGCAGGATTTTCGTTAATTAAGATTTCAATTTCCCCTCCAATTGTTTTTGCGATTGAGCTTGTTATATTCATTTTGCTTTTGTTTTATTGTTAATATTTACTTTTGCTGTACTAGGCATAACAGCAGTTACACAATACCAGCCGAATTTACGCAACCGCATAGGCTGGCATCGTATAGCTGCGGAACGTTATGCAACAGTTAACTCGATTCCGTTTAAAGAGAAGTATAGATTTTGTAATTCGTGTACGTGTTTAATATATTTTAAGCCATAGAAGTAATTAAATATAAAATCACCATCAACTAATTCTATTCTTATGTCTTTTTTTTCAAAAACAGATGTTTCTTCATCAAAAATAAAACCGCATTTTATCAACCAGTTTTTATCTAAATTAACATAAAACCAGCTTTTTAAATTTGAATAGTCTTTGTATAGCATATCAACATAATATATTGACCCAGATGGATATTGCACAACGTTCCCTAGTCTTAAATCATTAAATACTGCTGATTGTTTATTTTCTAATTTTTTCATAATTTTATTATTTAAAACATCTATTATATCTTTTATTAATTCTTCAATAAAAAATTCCTTATCATCACAATCTAAATTATCCCATCCGTAATTTTTTTGTAATTCTTTTTTTATTTTTTCAACTGATATATTCATATTTATTTACTTTAATAACCGATTGCATAACAGCAGTTACACCTCACCAGCCGAACATACGCAACCGCATAGGCTGGCATCGTGTAGCTGCGGAACGTTGTAGGTAAGTTTTGAGCAACTTGCCTGCCGAAGTTATGTATTATATGTTTCCGTTAAATAATCTTGTATTTCTTTAGCTATTGAATAATCTAAATACTGAACTACATCTAATAATTGCTCTAGTTGTTCCTCTGTATAATTTGTCGGGTCTAAATTCCAAGTTATCATGTTATTGTTTTATATTAGTTTAAAAAAGAACGAAGCCATAACAACCGTTACAACTCACCGCCGCATCTACGCAGCTACTCAGGCGGTGAGTTGTAGCGTTGGGCGTTATTCTTTAATCCTAACCAAAGGTTCACAAATTTCCTTTATCTTATCTCTAACCTCTGTTTCTAACGATTTAGGGACTCTTAGAGATACTAAAACAGTACTCTCTGTATATTTACCTTTGTAACCTGCGTTTATTCGTTTTCCGCCTCTGTTTTCTTGTTTCATTTTAATCTTTCTTTTAACATACAATCCGCAAATACATAAGCAGTTTCTGTTATAATATCAACTGTCCATCCATTTTTATTTTCTCTTTTGTGTTGTAAATGGTCTTGAATGTAAGTTTGCATTGCTAATCCTGCAAAATAATCTCTTAAATCCATTCCTGTTTCGTAAACAGATCCTTGATTAATTACAGGAAACGCTTTTGGGTTTGCTTCGTTTGGTGTCATAATTTCTATTTTTTTAGTGTTGGTTTTAATTCTGATGTAAAGATAATACTAAATTTTGATTCTGCAAGCAAGTAATTAAAAAAGTTACGTTATTATAGTAAACTTTAACATTTGACTTTGTTGTATAAAAAAACCGTTACGATTTGTAACGGTTTAGTTGGGAGTAACCAATTCCCATTTCAAACTAAAAAAAACTATGAAAAAACTAAACTTAATAATAGTGTAGGTCGTTAATCTACATTTAACTACTTAATTTCGTTATCCTACGCTTAAATGAACTATTATATTATAATAACTTATTATCTATATCTGGCAATCCTTTGCCGTTGTTTCTAATTACTGAGAAACCCGCATTTGATGTATAACCTAAATCTTCACTATATCCGTTTCCTGTAAAGTAACTTCTACAAGTCATTCGTAAGTTATCCACACAATCATCTTTAACAAGCTTAAAATCTTTACGTTGTGCTATACTTAGTTTTTGAATTGCACTATGTAAATGACCTTCTAACACAACATTAAAATAACCTTGTTTGCCATAATCCCAACAAATATCCTTTGTTGCTTTTCTACTTATTCCTTTATGACCGTGTAATAAAATATAGTTGATATTATCTATTTCAGTAGTTATTACAGTAGAATTAAACTCAACATTATAACCCATTAATTCAAGTGAATAGGCAATTAAATCCGCTGCACCTCCATCAACATCTTCATCCTTATCACTAGTTAATCTGTCGTGGTTTCCAGCTACAATATAAATTTTATTTAAATTATTGATCTTAGATAACAACTTTTCGTGTAATATTTTTGCGGTAAACTTAATAACCTCTGCACCAATTAACCCCTTTTGCAATCCCTTCCAACTGTTTTTGTGGTTTAATCCTGTAAACGATTCTATTAAGTCACCAAGACAAAAGATATTAACCTCTTTAGCGTTGTTTCTATTTACTTTTAAAGTAGTTTGTTCTAAATAGTCAATTAATATACTAGGTGAAAAATCCTTTGTTTTAATTAGTCCATCAATGTATGCTCCTACGTGTAAATCTGAAATTACTAAATTATCTACATTATTATTGTTTACTTCTTTGTAACTATTACGCTCTACTTTTTTTAATTCTGATTTTAAAACCTCTTTTATTAATTGATAGTTGCTTTCTTCTTGCTCCTCTGATGAATAAAAAGCGATGTTATAAAATGGTATTCCTGTATGAGATACTAACTTCCAACTCTTAACATTTTCAAAATCAAATTGGTAATACTCACAATACTTTTTAATATCCATTATACCACCCGTAGAAGATATTGCAGTAAAGCCTTTTTTATTATGGTATTGATTTGTTTCTGTTATTGTTTCTTCCTCTGTAAACAATATATTTTCTTGATCTTCGGTTAATCTATAACGCCCCGATTGATTTACAACTAAACCTAACTCTTTTGCAACCTCATTAGAAAGTCTATATCTTTTTTCTGGGTTCTTTTTCATACTATTTAGTTTGATTAGTAGATTGTTCTTTAATATACAAATCAATCAAGAACTTTGTTTTCTCTAAATCTTCAAGAAAAGTACCTTTCTTTCTGCATCGCATTACTCTTTTTATAATGTCAAATTCGTATGTATTAAGGTCGTGATCTTCACAAAACTTGTATAGAGAACCGTTTGTATTGTCGTAGTGTTTAGGTTCTTGTACTGTGGTTTTTACCAATCCTTCAAGACAATCCTTACTATACCAATCATCCCAAAAGTAATGCCCCTCTACTGTATTCGACCAATCAAACGATGTGGCTAAATCATCTGTTGATTTATTATAAGATCTTAGCTTACAATTTGCTTGATTCTCTCTAGCCTTTATTCTTATAGCTGCTGGTAGTTGTGATATTTTCATATTAATCAATTCTAGTTACAATCTGATTAATTTTTTGGTTTAATACTCTTTGGATAATAACACAGTCTTCAAACATTTGTGCATTTTGAAAAGCATCTAGTGCTGCATTTAAGTCTGCAATACTGCCTAAATTAAGCCATTCAATAAAATCAGAGTCTTTGGATAAAATTTCTCGAACGTTAGAAGGCTCTTGTATTAAGTTAAAAGCGTGTTCGATTTTGGTTAAGTCTAACATAGATAATTTTTTAGTTTTTCAAATGTAGTGATAAACAAACTAAAAACCAAGTTATTAACGTAATTTATTTTCACAATAACGCATAAAAAAACCCTTATCTGCTTTACTTAAATAAGGGGTAAACTACTTCTAGTTTTATCGTGTTGAAATTTTTATTTGATTTTTACGCCTACTGAATTACGAAAACCGTTAATTTTTTTAATCCATCGTAAAATCTTCCCTACTAAAGTTTTTGCTGGCTTGTCTGATATTAAAGAAGTTCCTGCATCTATTAAGATATTAGGGTCTATTTGTTCTTGTTCTTGTTTCATATCTATTTAGTTTTTAATTTCAAAGTGCATCCAATCGTAATTTTTTTCTCTACCTAAAGAAATAAAACCGTGCTTGTAAAATATATCAATCATTGGTTTATATTCTATTCTTGCAAATCTTGCTGTTTTAGATGTTTCTTTTAATTGGTTTCTTTCTGGGTCTAAATCAATAGCAATACCCCAACTATGTTTGCTTGGTTGCGTTCCTCCACGCATAGCACGAAAATTAAAACAACCTCCAAATAAGTCAATTCCTAATTCAACTATTTTTTGATAACCGTAATGTGCTAAAATATCAGTAAAAACACTTGACAACTTATTATGTATTAATTTGTGACATTGCATTTTATTTACCTTAACATTTTTATCCCAAGATAATCGCATTGGATAAGGTAAATTTAAGGTAGTCAAGTAATTAGGATTCTTACTAGGAATACCGTATTTTTTTGTTGCTTGCTCGGTTGTTATCATTATCTATTATTTTTTAGTTTCATCAACTCTTTTGCTAGCCATATCAACTTTTAATTGATTTAAACTTTCGGATATTTTATCTAATTTGAAATCAAACTTTGAAAAACCCGCCTTAGTTTCATCATTTGCCTTTTCTAACGCTGTAATCCTTTGGTTAAATTCGGTTTGTGTAGACTTGATATTTATGTAACCTCCGATAAACGTAAGTAATACAGCTGTTAATGCTATAATGTTTGAAGTTGATAATTTAAGTCTTTGTTCGTTTTCTAAAATATCCATATTAAACCAAATTTAAAAACCGCTATAATTAAATAGCGGTGTAATTACTTATTTATTCTTTATTTTCGTCTGTTTTAGTACCTGTAAAAAAGTTTTTAGTCAAGTAAGCAATTGCAGTAACTAATAACACTTTAATCTCTGGACTAATATTTAATGCGGGAATAAATGTTTGTTGTAACCAATTCAAAATAGCTACGATTATAACCATTAATAACCCTTTACCCAAGTCAAGCCAATTAAGGCTTAAAAAATTACTTTGTTTCATATTATATTTATTTAATTATTAAAATACTACTGCTAAAAGTCCTACAACCGTACGATATAAAGCACCAACTCCTAAACCTCCCGCTATTGCTGCTGTATTATCTGCAAAAACAGGAATAGGCTCTGCACTTAATTGACCACTTGCATTTGCTGTTACTATACGTTTACCTGGTCCTGATAGTGATGAAAAAGTTGATACCCCATTATTCCCATTTAAAGAAATAGTAACATTCCCACTTGCATTAATGTAATCAGTACCTACACTACCGCCTGAGTAATTATTGTAAGTTATTGCCTTAGATATAGGATTGAATCCTTCTATCGTTAATTGTCTTGCATTTAAATTAGAAGAAAAGCTGGCAATAGTACCATTCAAAGCACCCGTTACAGTACCCCCACTCAAAGGCAAATAACTTAAACTACTCTGAGCTATATCTCCACCCCCTGCTAGTAATAGGTTTGTTGATGGTGCGGAGGATTTTATGAATGATGTGGCTGTTGTTGCTCCTAGTTTGTTTACATTGAATGTTTGAACTCCGTTGTTTTGACCTATGAAAAGTAGACCAGATGATGCAGTTGTTCCGTTAGCTACCACCGCAAACCCCAAAGATGTATTATCTACATAAATTCCAGATTGAGTTCCTGAGTTACTAACAAATAAACCTTTTCCATTTGAACTATTTGTAATTGATAAAGCGTCAAATGATGAAGCATTTACAAAATCAATTTTATTAAAAAAACTTGTATTAAAAGTCTTAATGCCTGTTATTGTTTGATTGCCTGTTAACTTTACATTCCCACTATCCGCATTCGTCACAAAAGCAGTAGTAGCAATCTGTGTTGTATTTGTCCCTGATGTTGCTGTTGGCGCAATTGGTGTTCCTGTTAGTGTTGGTGAAGCTAAATTTGCTTTTAAGTTTAATGCTGTTTGTGTAGCGGTTGAAATCGCTTTATTTACATCGCTTGTATTATCTACGTTTGCTAAACCTACTTGCGCCTTTGTAACTGCATGAGGATTATTAGTATCTGTTGTGTGTGTGCGTACCGCCGTTACAGTAGGGTATTTTAAATTTGTTACATCAGTAGCTAAACTATTTTGTTTGTTTGCTACATCTTCTTTTGCGCTTATATCACCTCCTAAAGCCACATAAACAGTACCGTTGTATCTGTAAATTATAGTATTGTCTCTAGTTGCGTATAGCTTTGCTATATTGCCTATTCCGCTTGTTAATTCTGCGGTTGTGTTAACTATTATAACATCAATTAAATCGTTTTTAGCTATCGTGTTTAATACGTTGTTTGCACTTTGTACAACTACTTTTGTAGCGGTGTTATCTGTTGTAATTCCTCCTGTTACTTTTATACCTTTGTCAAATAATGCTTGACTGTAAGAAATTGAGGTAACTAATAATAAAAATAAAATCTTTTTCATATTGTTGTTTTAAATTATGCTTGCATTCCTGTTATGTATACGTCTGATCCACTTTGTAAAATATCACCTAATATTGTAACGATGTTGTCTGTTTGAGTCCATTCTGTAACTTTATATCTTACACCTCTGTCTATGTATAGATTAACCGCTTGTGCCCCTATTGGTAATGTGAATGTGTTAACAGCTCCGTTAGCTATAAATCGTTCTATGTAAATTGCACTGAAATATGAAGATATTGGAGGTTTATTTGCTATAAAAGCATCACTTTTTGGATCTGTTTCGTTCCAATCAGCTTGCACATTTACTTCTGCTTCTGCTTGAATACCATCTAGTTTTACCCTATCTTCTGCACTAAAAAAAGATATTTCTTGCGTTTCTAGTTTTTGTTGGCTTTCATTAACTACTACTACCTGTCTATCTCTACCAAAATAATTAAAAGTGTCGCTTAGTTCGTCAAATCTATCAATTGCACTACCTCCGCTTGTTCCAGAAATACCATCAAAAAAACCTATTTCAATTAATTTATTCCATAATTGATTAGTAGTAGTGAAAGTAAAAGTACCACTAGCAATAACCGTTATTTCAGTAACTAGGATGTTTTGCTTTAATACTAAATTAGCACCGTTTGCAGTTTTAAAGTTGCAAAGATTCCCTATTGTAGTCAATCTGTTTTGCTCAGAAATAATAGGCGTGCCACCGTCTAATACTAAAGAAAAAAAGTTTCCTGATTGTTTTGTAATTACTAAACTCATAATTTCATAATATAAACTAAGATGATGTAAGGCTGCATATTCTTATCAACTCCGCTTACTCCCTCTATTGCTGTTCTATTGATTAAACTTATACTTTCGTCATTGTTTGGATTAGTAGTTAAACTTTGAACGTTTATTGATCCACCTGCTTCGATTGGTAATCCGTGTGAATGCTCTACTACTACTGCATCTTTAGAACCGCCTATACCACTTAAAACTGAATAGCCTAAACCGTGACCTATTATTGTACGACCTGTGATGTTATCCGTTCCGTTATTACCGTTACAGATCGCCCATCCTGCACGCAAATTCTTTCCTAGTCCGTCAGTTTCAAAGTTTGCATTTAAGTACGTTATATCGCATTTAATCGCCTTAATATCTCCGCTTTGTGATAAGTTTTCTTGTATGTAATTAAGTAAAGCAATTTCTACTTCACGGTGTTTTGGAGCTGTGATTTTGCTTCCGTTCGCTAAGTTGTTATTAATTAAATCTGTTATTCCTGGATAGGTAGATTGACCGTAAGAAGCAATCGTAAACAACAATAAAAAAAGTATCTTTTTCATAATTAAATAGTATAATCAGTTCCGTAGTCTATACCGTTATAATCAGCAAGACCGAAAAAGTTTTCGTTATTATTTGGTGATATTTCAAAATCAATAGTCGCAAAGTTTTCTTGATTTACTTTTTTAGGGAGTTCAATTGCAGTAAATAAACTTCCCCTTAGTGAATTGATATACAAAATAGGACTTTCAAGTAAATAAGTAAGGTTAATTAGCTGGTGTTTAGCTAATAATTCCGTTCTATAAATATCTAAATTGGTTGTCTGTATTGCTTTTGAAACGGTGTTTTTTGTAGATACTTCGTAATACGTTGTTAGCTCAGTTTTTTTATCTGAATCTAAATACCACGCTTGTAAAGAAATGGATTGAAAAACACTGTCTTTTGATTGTTTGTAGTGGAATTGTGAAGTCTTTTCGCTTTCTATCTCAGTAATCATAAAAGGCGAACTATAAAAAGTTTCTCCTATTGCCTGAGTAATTTCTAAGTAAATAAGATTATAACCAAAATCAAAAGGTACATTGGTTAAACTCCAATATAATTGTGGCGCACCGTCTAAATCATTAGTAAGAGAATCAACAAAAAAGTAAGGGGTAATATCTGTTTTTTCTTCTGTACATAAATTAACAACTTTAACCGTCCAATCTTCTAAATCAATCCCTAAAGGGGTATTTGTAACTTGTATGTATTTCTTTGGGTTATTTGGTAGTAATTGAACCCCTTTGAAAATAAATTGCGTGTTGAGTTGGCTGTTCTTAAAATAGAACGCTTCTTGTTTTGTTCGTAAAATATTTATAAAAGGGGTAACTACCATATTATTGTCTATGTTTCACAACATTGATTATTATTTATAGCAAATATAATGTAAATTTTAATACAAATTACGTTGATAACGTAATTAAATTAAATCAAATCTAACCATTCTTTTAACTGATCTATACTGTTTGGAATTGCACTATTAACACTAACTTCCATCCAAAAAACAGGATTGTACAATCTAAATCTGTTTTCATCATACAAATAAAGTTTTTCGTTTACTATTTCGTAATCTAAAGACAAAACCCTTGTTTCATTATTAATTAAAACGTAATTAAATTCTGTTGAAATAGTCATAGAAATAGGCTCGAATTTTTCTTCTCCTTTTATCTTTAATTCTTTTTCAAGTAAACTATATTCCATATCAACGGGGTAAATTTTAATTACTTTCTCGTTGTTGTCAATCGTTCTTATAAATCCTCTTTGACTTCTTATGTTATTCTGCAATTGGATAAAATCAACAAAATCAACATCTTTAAAAACAATATTATTATACAATACAGGTGTTAATATTGGATTTTGAGGGATAAAATCATCTTTTTCAGTTAATTTAATACCGTCATATTTTGCGGTGTAATCTCCGTTATTCTTATACCAAGTGTTTCGAATTGGGTTATTTTTCCAATACATATTACACGTAGCAAGATAACTATTCCAAAAGTTGTAAATGTTACGTGCTGTTGAGTATCTTCTATTTGCGTATTTTTCAGAAGCGTTTAAGTTTTCTGTTTCGCTGAATCCTTGATTAGTATAAGTGATAAAAGGAACTTCGCTTGCTTCTATGGTGTAACTATAATTTGTTTGTCTTAATCCATCGCCTAAAGGTGTTACAACGCCTAAAATCCTAGTCAACTCAAGAACGTTATCTAATACTGAAAATACTGTATAATTACCAGCGTTTGCATCGGGTGTAAGGATTGTAAAAATACTATTTGGCACTATTCCTAATAAATTAAAATTAACGCTCCCGTCATTCCTTAAAATAAGCCTAGAACCTATTGCATTATAAGTATGTTGTAAATTAGTCACCTCCGTAAAAGTAGTGTTGTAATCTACTTGTAAAGTATCAATTATAAATATATTATCATCATCTTGAGAGGCTGTTTGTTCTGTTATTTGTATTGCTTTTTTTCTTGTTGCTTCAATTAAAAACGGATCTCTAGTCCACTCTATATTAACATCTTTTTTATTCTCTACCAGCTTATTAAAAAATACAAATCGACTTTCTCCGTGTATAGTATCGGCACTGTTTAATTCTTCATTCTCTTTTAACGATTGATAATTTTTATATTTATAGTTAAATTCGTTTACGCTGTATTTAGGATTGAAAGTTTTATTCATTTTATCAAATTGGGTATTGTCAAAAAAACCGCTTTGAATACTTGTGTAAAATTCTCTTTCTAATCCAAAAAATACTTTACCATCTGAACCTATCTCAAAATCTGCTTTAAATTCTGGTAAAGAGTTTTCAATGTCTTCTAAACTGATCTTAAAACCTTTTTTGTCAATCCCTCTTAGTAAATCACCATTAACTAACATATTACTGTCATTTAATAAAAAAGGTGCATTAACATCTAAACCTGATATTGATTTAACAACTTGCTTTATTACATCTAGTAATTTAAAGGATTTTGAAACAGAATTATAAGACGTGCTTTCTGCTGTCACTTCCATTTTCATACCTTTAATTTTAGTGAAACACTCAAATCTAGGTGTTCCAATAGGTGCGTTTGCGCTTTGCCTTACTTGTGCTTCAAAGTAAATCCAGATACTCTCATCACGTTTTAAACTTTCTATTTGTAAAAACTTATCGCCTTTGAAATTAAAGACTTGATTCTCTGTAAGGTATGAATTTAATAATTTTGTTTTTTCTGCTGTTGCAAAATCATTCCCTTTAGCCACAACTAAAGAGAAATCAACAAATCCGTTCCCTCCGTTGTCAACATCTGTTTCAAGGCTTAAATCTATGTTTTTAATTGAAATAGATATTTTCCTTAAATTATCTTTTGCTTTTAAGGCTAAATAATCCGATTTGCTATAAACCGCTAATTGTTCAGTAGTTGGCTGAAAGAATTGATAAGAATCTTCTAAACCATAAGTAACTAAGTTAGTTGGGTTTAATTGATAATACACTCTTGAACCTGTGCCTTCACCTACTGCATCTAAATTCTCATCGTAATCGGTTGTTTGTTCCCATTTCGAAGTCTGAAAAACTGGCTTTGCAAATACTAATAATTTTTTAGGATTTAAAGGATTGATAAAATTACCGTCTGCATCTTTATTACTGAATAAATCAACTTTTACCTTCTTACGTGCTTTGATTATCTGTAATTTACTATCTTCTATACCTTTGCATTTAAAATAGGTTAAATCATCTGTTTCGGCTGTTGCAAAATCTAAATCACAGTTGTAACTGTTGTTTTCGTCTAGTTCTAAAGTCAACACTACAACCGCTTCAAAACCAAATTTTCTATGGTAGTATAGTAATTGTTTTATTTCGTGTTCCCTCATATCGGTAAACTCGAATTGTATTTCTCCACCACTAAAGGAAATATCTCTAGCCATTGCACCGCCTTCCGTTTTTTGTTTTAATGAGAATTTAATCCCATCAACACCAAAAGGCTCATCAATTCTTTTCTTCCCGTAACTGTCTGACTTAAAATTTAAATAAAATCGCATATGTTATACTGAGTAACCCGTTCTTGAGACACGGTTGTTATTTCTAATTGTTTTGTTTCCGTTGCTTTCGCTCCAACTTCTTATACCGTTTTGATCGAATGTAGTGACGTTGGTTTGTATTT